TCATCACAGATAACTCTGAAATCAAAGATTCCTCGTTTTGCCTGTACATCACGAAGGAATGGTTCAACAATGTTTACGAAGTTTGTTCTTGTAATCTCATCGTTGAATTCAAACATCTGATCTCTTGCAGCAGATGATATTGCATTTTCAAGGAAAATGAATAATCTACGAACATTGATTCGATCAAATGCTGATGCTTTTCCAAGTCCTGTCTTATCACCGAAGAGAACTATTCCTCCGCCAGGTGAGAAGATGATTGGATTTATTCTATTAGAATACAATTGGTCTCTTTGAGTTTGAGATGGATTATATGCTAATTTAACTGCGTTGAGTATTGCACCTCTTGCAGTTCCAGCTGGTGAGAACCAAGGGAAGTTGTTAATATCGTTTCTTGCACATAATCCAGCAATGTCTCCATTCATTGGAACATATCTGAATGTGTCAGAGAATCTATCATACATGTATTTGTATGTGCTATCAAATACTGCAAATGATGAAGATGATACAGGAGCAAAGAAACTGATTACATTATCTGTTATTTGTGAATCATTAAAGACTGTCACTGAACCTGCACTACCATCACTGAGGAATGCACCTCGATGTGGTGATACAAATGCAACTGCATCTTTTCTTATCTCTGCAACAGAGATAATTTTATTTGCTAATGATTGTGCTGTTTCCTTAGTATGATTACCAGAACCCATTAGAATGAAGTCTGCTGAGTTGAGATTGTCATCTTCAAAGAGTTGATATCCTGCTGCTAATCCAGCTAATGTAACTTGGAATGCACCAGTTGCATCTTCATCAGTTCCACCATCATAGTTTTTACCACCTGATAATGTTAATGTTGTTGCACCAATACCAGAGTATCTTATACCCTGTGCATTCTGATCCCAACCACCATCACCAAACTGTGTGAAGTTTGATGCTCCAGCACCGAATGATGTTGTTACAATACCTGCAGGTGCTCCACCAGCAAAGATATTTGTTGAATTATTATAAGTATATTTTCTCCAGTATGAAGGTGAACCTAGTGAATACTCTCCATCCTTTGCTTTTGACATGGATAAGTGCTTCTCTAAGATAGTACCTGCATTTCCAGTTACCTCACCTACATCATCAATTACAACTACATGAACTTCATCAAATCTAGCATCACGAGCTTCTGCAAATGATGATGTACCAGGTCTATCTGCAACGTTATTCCAATTGATTGTTGAGTTTGTCAATTGAATTGTTTGTGAATCATACCAATCTACGTTTGCAGTTGGTGAAGTATAACTATATCCAGTTGAAATACCAGTAGTATGAACACCGATAGCAGTGTTTCCAAATTTGTAAATACCATTTGGTTGGTAGGATACTGATGTTGAAACACCTGCATCTGTTACTGATTCTAGAATCTTAACGGATATTTGTTTCAAGTTAGTATCGACTTGTGTAACAATACCCTTAAAGTATCCAGTAAGTAATGATGTTGTACCAGAACCTGCTACAACTGTATTTGCTGGAATACTTTGAGTAATACCATAACCTACATTAATATTTGTTGGTAGGGTACTGAATGTTAATATTTGGTCTGCTAAATCATCAATTATTGCAACCTTTAAGTTGTTTGCCCATGAACCAGGATTTCTAGCAGCTACAGTTACACCAGTAATTGTTGATCCATCATAACCCAAATCGTTATAATGTTCAGTGCTTTTTATCTTTATGCTCCCAGCAGTTCCCGAAAAAGCATTCTTTAGATCATCGTCATCTGCTCTAACGACCCTTAGTGGTCCTCCATATGAGAGATATGACTGTGCAACCATCCAATACTCATAGTGCTTATCGGCAGAGTATGGTTTTCCAAAACTGTCTAGTAAATCTTGTTCTGTCTCCACCAAAATTGGAAGGTCAACTGGTCCTTTGGCAAATGGTCCTACAAGAGCACCAGTTTTATCAGATGCTGTGTCAACACGACCAACCGTTAGGTCAACTTCTCTAACTACAATTCCAGGAGATGCTAAATTTAGTGGCATCTTTGTTCTCCGAATCTCAGATTATTTCTGAAATTATTTATTAAAATATCCTTTTTCATGTAGCCTACATGCACTACAAAGCACCATCCCAGAAGGTATCACCCATTGGTTGCATGTTTCTTGATATAAAATATAACCCTATATTACATACGAACCAGTTAATGTTTATAACCCAAGTTTGTCTCCAAAGATATTTTCGATTTGTTTCTACTATGAAAATATTTCTTTGATTATCAGATTGTTTTACAATTTGTTCCAATATCAAAGCAATGACAAACCCTATTGCATAGATGTAGAATGCAAAATTTAAAAAACTAGAACTGAAAAGTAAAGCTGAAATCATCTGTAATCCCACATATAAGAACGGTCTCCGTACTCATCAGTATGCCATACATCACCATCTTTGTCAACAAAAGATGAATCCTCTAAACCAGTTTCAATAAATCCAAATGGTGCCATATCCTGTTCAATTTGATTTTTCTGCTCTTCATATATTCTTTTTCGTATATCATTATCAGTCATCTCTTTGAAATATTCTTGTGCAACTAACCACGCAAAGAGAACTAAACACATTGCTAAGTCATCATTACAACCCTCTTCTGCTTCAAATGAATTATGTTTTTGAGTAAAGGTTGTTAATTCAGATATAATTTCATAATCACATGTGAGCAATTTATGATCCTCAATCATAGTTTTCAGATTACTACAACCAAGTTTTTTCACAGCAGCTGTGGTTCTTACACCAAGTTGTGTTTTCTTTCCTGAAAACCCTTGACCGACAATTTGACCATTTCGACCTCTCATCGACGCCATAAGCAGATTCTCATACTCTAAATCATACTGTAATATGCTGGCAACCTGATCCCCTATGTCATTTACTTCAACTAATATGTAAGAATTATTATATCCCTTTGCAACATCTAATATTATATTTGGAAACAACATCGGTTTGATTTCGTTGTTTCGATACTTTGCAACTACCTTATATGGAAACTGAGTAACATCAAAGACAATGAATGCAGAATAGTCATTTCCAAGTCCTCTTGCAACGTCAACTGTTACTATGTAATTATGATCTTTTTCTGGTTTTTCGTAGATATCTAAACCTGCATTTCGTGTGAGTGGATTATCATATACCATATTTTTTAATATGGCAGGTGCTATTAATGTATTAACAGAACCTAGAAACTCACATTCAAACTCAACTCTGAATTGTTGCTCTGATGTGTTTGCAATAGTTTGCTCTTTCCAAACAGCATCTCTGCCTGGCACTTCACTCCAATGAACATCAGTTGGTACATATTCGTTCTTATTTCTTTCTGCATCATGCCAATATCTATAAAAGTGGTTCATCCCGTGAGGGGTAGATACCATTATGACTTTGGTGTTTTTACCAGAAGTGATAGTAGGATATAC